CTTTCTCTTCAAGTACAGAGATTCTCGCCCCTATTTCTGCTTTCCAAGTGATAGCTAAAAACACCACGAACAAAAGCCCTGAGATAATCTCCCAGAAGTTGATGATGAAGTTTTCCATTTACTTAGTATTACCAAACAATATCTCTGAGTTATCTCTTATCCTATAAAGCACACCTAAGTCAGATCCATTAGCTGCTTCTTTGTTTAATAACCCTAAGTATTCATCGTTGTCCCAAAATTCTTCATAAGCCTCATTTAAGTCAATAGGGTCTTTACTAGCTATTGCGTTTTTATATTTACCTACCCACGTATGATTGTTACCACTAGGGAATTTTGTATCTCCTCGATAAACTAAACTAAGTAACGCACCTTTTTTAAGATCAGACGCTGCGTCATAAGCATCGCCAAACTGTGTCTTTACTGCCTTACTTTTATCTGCTACTGCTTTTTTAAAACCTGTGCGTATGTCTGAAGGATCAAAGTAGCCTCCGGTTTGTCCCATTCCTATCGTTTTTACAGGGCTGTCTGCCGTATCTAAATAAGGTACAGTAGTAAACCCTTCGTGCGAAAGTAATAACCTTTCTTGATCGCTTAACTCACCGATTACTTTTTCAGCAAGCCTAACAGCATCTTCTCCTGTCCCATAAAAACCCTTGTTCATAGCTTCTGTTACATGAGATGGTTTATTAAAATCATAAACACCAGTAAAACCTGTGGACGGGTCGTACGAAGGGTTAACATTTCCTTCATCAGTGAATACTGTATTACCAAAAGAATCTATAAATTTAGAAGTGCTTGTGTTTATTACGTCAGCCATTACTTCTCCTACGTTATTCGTATAGTCGTTTAATCTCAAAAGGATCAGAATAATATTCAGGTTGAGCATACGTCTCTGACATAGTAGGTTGCATCGGATTACTATATGACGGACCTCCCCTACCTTGACCAAACAAACCACTGTTCCTTAACACAAGATTTGTTTGATCCATCTGGTTGTTTGCAGCTTGTACTTGACTCTCTAAAGACATTAGGTCTTGAGTTGCTCGGTTGGCTTTGCTTTTATCTATTTGCTCTTGTATTAAATTATTAGTTAGTTGTCTACTGTTCTCAAGTATTTTACTATTTAATTGTTGTTGCTTCTCTTTAACAAGGTTGTCTTGATACTGTTCTTTCTGAGCTATAGCTTGATCTAACCTGTCTCTTACTTCTTTTGCTGGATCAAAGTTAACAACATTATCAACAATACCATCAAAGACATTTTTAGCACCGCTTACAAGAGAATCATAAATAGCAGTAGATTGATTGGCTTCTCTTATTGGATTAAGAATAGAATCTCTAATGTTTCCAAAAGCAGCAGCCCTGTCTGCATCACGCTGCTCAAACATTTCTTTTTCCATAGCTTCTGTAGCGCGGTCACCCATCTTTATTAACTCAAACTCTTCTATTGCTTCTCTGTCAGGAGCAGGCGGTACATTTGTCATGTCTTGTTCCGAAGCAGAAGTAACATCTGAGACAATAGGAGGAAGAACTGTAGGGTTTGAATCACGTTGGGTAAACAAACCTATAGGAGCTAACGCCTGTGTTCCTGGAATAGGGGATCGAGGACGAGGAGGTTCAAGAGATGCTTGTGCCTGTGTGCCTGTGACAGGGAACCTGCTTCTCATTTCTGCTTCAGGTGCTGTCCTAGCAGGTGTCTCACCGCCTCTTATACTACTGAGACTATTAGTACGGATAGCTTCTTCTCTCGAATGTAACCGTCTTTCTCCGGGTTTACCACCTATACCTAATTGCTTTAGTCTTTCCATTAAAGTAGCCATTATCTTTCACTCCGTTTTTTAATTTCTCTGTTAACTGCTCTGTCGTAATCTTCTTCGATACCACCACCAAGCCAGTAGTAGTACATCTGCCCTACTAAAGGTATGTCTTTTAATATTCTTTTATCTATTTTTTCAGTACCTTCTGAAAACCCAGTTATAACTGCGTCACCAACGCCCTCTATGGTAGATAGACCAGGGGCAAAGAATCTTATTCCTCCTAACGCCCCACTTATATCACCTTCCGCTAGTTTTTCAACCATGAATTGAGAAGCACCAAATAATTTAAGGGCATGGTCTGCATGATCTAACGCAAACTCTGCCATTGTGTCGTTATCTTCATAAGGCATATCTTGTGATCCATACCTTATATAGTCTTTAAGTTTGTCAACACCAACACCAGCAGTAGGAACTGTCATGAGCCACGTTGCTGTATTCTTTACAGCTTCTTTCTTGTTGCCTTTCTTCCACTCACCTCTTGTTCTTCTAAGAGTATTAGAAAGTTGTTTAGCTGCAAATGTTTTAAGTGCATATATCACTTTACCGTTAGGCATCTGTAAATAATTTAAAGGCATTTCAGATAAAGATATAGGTTGTGCTTTAGCTAACTCATTCCAAAGAAGTAACTTGACGTTATCGTCTATCTGTCCGTTACGAAGAGAATTAACTAACTTAGGAAACTCTACGCCAAACTCTGATTGATGTTTCTCCGCTAGTTTTTTAATACCTGCTGGAGTCTTAGCTAACTTCTCTACTCTCTTTAACGTACTATTAATAAGCACATTCTTTCCAAACCTATCTATTCCTCTAAAACCAGAGGCAGTAAAGAAAGCGTTTAGAGTTTTAGCTAATACTTTTTCATTGCTAAACTCTTCAGCCATTACCTGATCAAGACCAAGTTTCTGCATACTGACTCTTCTTGCTCCTGGACCAAGTAAGGATTGAACAGAGTTCCCTAAACCGTTTATCCATACAGACGCAGACAAATCTGCTGCCTGTGTCGCAGCCGAAAAAGGATTAGCTAGTTTAGTTAGATAAGTTAAAGACCTTAAAGTCTGTACTATTGTACTAGCAGACATTTCTCCAGTAGTAAACCTTGCGTTTAATATGTTTCTTACTACAGCTGCTTCACCTTCAGGAATGTTTTGTAGTTCTTTTTGTACAATAGAGCCTACTGATTCTTCAATATCTAACACATCATTAGTCAATGTTTTACCAGCCCCACCAAAGAAACGTCTTTTCTCTGCGTTGTTAGTAGCAGACCTTATGTAACTTGTTAATCCTTCTAAAGGGTCGGCATATAAATCTAGCTGGTCATCTCTTATGTTTTCAATTACTCTCTTCTGTCCGAATCTTACTCCTCCAACAGCATCAGTAGAACCTAACCTTCCTCTTGCTACTTCGTTTAGTATCCTAACTTCTTCTGCATCAGGAAGACTACCTTTCTGACTAATCTTTAATTCTTTTTTTCTTTTAGCTATTGCTCTTTCAAAAATGTTTGATGCTTCTACACCTAAAGATTTTCTTAATGCTTTTACATCTGTTACTCTTCTAGGAAAATAATTATATAGCTTAGGAAGTGTTTTATAACCTGCGCTTACTAAGTCATAATGCATCTCATCTAGCAACTTAGTAACTTCTTTAAACGATTGCTCACCGCCTTCTACTTTACTAAACATTTTACGAGCAGCATTGAAGTCACCATTTAATAGGTAACCCTTCATAGTCCTTTTGTCACCAGCATTTAACTTACTATAAATCTTCATAAAAGGTTTAGCACGGTTTGCTCTTTCATTGCTCTTCATATGAAACTGTAGATCAACTTCTCTTAAACGTGTAGCTAAACGAGGAGACACTGCTTCTAATCTATCAGCAATAGGAGCCCACATATCCTGCAGCATATTACTATTAATTCTGTTAACAGTGTCTAAACCATTGTCACCAATCGCTTGTGCTACTTTTACTTCAGCCAGTGTAGGTATGATAGGACGAACGTCAGATATCATAAATGACATTGCGATGTCTTCAGCATCTAAATCACTGTTCTCTTTTATATAATCAGGAATAGCGTCATCTGCTACCCCTTCTGCTCTTGCTTTAAAAGCTAAATCGTTAACCCTGTCTGCTATCTCTTCTGCTTCTTTAACTTCTAAAGGACTAGCGTTACCTTGTTTATTCTTTAATTTGTTGTAGACTTTACCTATCTGCCTACCACCCCAGATTGTAGCTGTACCTCCTACTGCAGATAGACCAGCAACTTTAGCTGTTTGTACTGGATCAACCTTGCCTGTCTTCATGTACTGATCGAGTATGTCATACTCAGCACCTAGTAAAGCAGACACGCCAGCCACTGCTTTGTAGCCCTGACCAATAGGTATGAGTGTTGTGGGTGAAGTAACAGCACCACCAAAGTTTCCTATCTTAGCAGACAAAGTATCTGTTTCATTAGCAGCTACGACATCAGCGTATTCTTTATTAACCATATCTAGTCTACGCTTAGTCAGGAAGTCCTTACGTTCTTGTGATCCTGGTTCCATCTGCATAAACTCTTCGCCATACGTTTCAGTAGGGTTAAAGAATCTACCCGTAGGTATATAGCTTTCCATAATGTCACCAAGATTACCCAGATCAGAACGGCTTTCAGCAAACCCATAACCTAACTGACGTAATTTAGAAGTCTCTTGTTCAGGTTCTTGTTGAGCATTGTACAACGCTTCAGCTTGCTGTAACACATCCGCGTCACTCGCCCCTTCTGGTGCTTCTATCGTCAGCATTTTACCGTCTGGTGCTTCAACTTTATATCTAGCCATATTAGTCTTCCGCCACTATTCTAAATCCTGGTTTTAATACTGTACCTGTACCTTCTGGTACATATTGCCAATCTTGGAAATAAGGAAGGTCTGTGTCAAGCCCCACAGCTCCTTTAACAAGAGGATATAAACCTCTATCTGTTTTACGGAGTACTTTTGTTTCTTTTAAATTCTCAAATGCGTTCTTTCGTGCTTCTTCTCTTGTTAATTTATTGCCTTTCTTACCTAGTATTTTGTCTGCTTCTTGTTCAATACGTCTAGCAAGAGCTTCTTTATCTTCTTTTTTTAAATCTATGTCACTTAAAAGAGTCAACTCAATATCGCTTTCTGCCCCGGCTGTAACATCTTTTGTCCCTGCTGTTGCTCCAGCAAGATAAGTTTTTTCAGTTACTAACTGACTTACACTGACAGGTTTACCATTTAAAGTAGACCACTGACCATAACCATTCTGACCTACAGGTGTTCCATCAGCTAAAACAAAATCTTTTACAGGGGTAATTGTTCCTAGTTTATTTAACTCAAGATTATACTTTTTTACCTCTTTTTCTCGGTCAGCAAAATACAAAGCCTCTCGTGTTAACCCTTCTTTTCCAAGACTAGCAGATAATGCAGCTAATTTAGTCTCATCATTAAGATCATCGACACCTGTATTACCTAAGATTTGTCTTAGTTTAAGAGACTTAGCTATACGAGGGTCTTCTATTTGTTCTGAGTAACCAAACAGACCTGCTAGTCCTCTGCCTGCACCTGTAGCCATGTTATAACCAGACTCATAAAAGTCACGACTTGCTCGGTTCTCTTGTCCAGCCAGTGATTGCTGAAGTTGTGCTTGTTGTCTGATTCTTTCTGCTTGATTACGATCATAAACAATCTCTTCAGCAGATGGACCAAACAAAGATGCTATTGACTTAGCCATGTTTATTTCCTATTCTTATACGTTTGAGGTAAGAGGCTTTGGTTGTTGTTGATAACCTAGTACACCGCCTTGAATGCCTGGCATCTGACCGTATTTGTTGTAAGAATTACCAGTAGCAGCAGTGTTAGCAGTACTGCCAGGAGTAAACATACCCATGCCGTACATCTGACCCATATTGGCTATGCCTGCGCCCATACCTGCCAGTTGTTGAGACTGAGCAGTAGCAGCTTGACGCTGTAAGTTACCAGCAGCAGTCTGCCCAGCAAGCATTGTATTACCTGCGTTAGTGTTAGCTGTTGTTATCCTTGCACCTAACGCTGTACCAATATCCATTGGCTGTCTTGCTACAGTTTCAAGGTCTTGAGCAGTCTGGAACTGACCTGTAAACGGAGCCAAAGCACCTTGTTGTATTTGATATCCTTGACCCAACAATCCTGCGCCTTGTCCAAACAAACCAGAAGCCTGTTGCGCTCTGTTCATGTATGCCTGATCTACGTTAGCAAGTAGTTGTTGATCTCTACGACTACGTGATTCAGCAAGTGCTTGTAGCTCTGGATTACCACCAGCACCTACACTCAAGCCACCACGCCCACGACCAAACACACCAGCAGCTAATCGTTGTTCTTCTTCAATATCATAAGGACGTAATAGAGCTTGTTGCTCTGCCATGATCTGTTCTCTGCTCTGTGGTATTTCTTGCTGACCTAAGGCAAACAAATTTTGAGCAGCTTGTTGAAACTGTGGTTGATAACCAGCAGCCTGTTCAGCTTGACCAAGGCTACTACCATAGATTCTACTCAGTTGATCTTGAAGAGCCAGTACTTCAGGAGACCCTTGATAGTCATAGCCAGTTAACTGACTCCCTGTAAACTGAGGCGTAGCAGAACCAAACCTAGTAGTAATGCCTACTGGTTTAAATCTTTGTTCTTCAGCAGCTATACGGGCAGCTTCAGCTTGTGCTGCTGCTTGTGCATTCATTGCCCCAGCCTGTTGTTTGGCTGCTTTGTTTTGCATTAGTCCACCGACTACTGCGCTCCCTACGACTGCTGCTTCAATGCCCATAGTTATCTCCAAATAAACACATCATATTGTGTGTTGTCTTTTCCTTCTAATGAATGTAAGTAATTAAAATTAAACAACTTTAAAAATTTAATGTGTTTATTGTCACCCTCTACATGAAGAGCGTATAATTCTTTTTTATCTAACTTGTTAAATGCCTGTGTTAATTCTTTCTTTACTGTCTTTGACCATTTAGATTTGACATCACAATGTATAAAAATATTATCTTGATAGTCTTCTAAGTAAATTATAAAATCTTTTGTATTTACTACAGGTACTTTCATTAAAGAGTACGCTTCCACATATAAACTACGATGTACGGTTGTAAGTTAGCATTTGTTGCTGATACACCTTCTGTGCTATTAGCTACAGTAATGTTTGTAACTGCTGTAGTTGTTGTGTCACTCACCGAAGCGGGGTGTACCGGATGCGGACCTGCCTCAAGACCGGAAGTTGTTGTGGCTCTGGTATACCCGTGTGCGTGTCCCGGATCAGAGACTGCTGCTGTATGCGTGTGGCTTACAAGAACAGCATCTTTACTACCACCAGTTTCCTCAACAGTATCAAAGGCTGTGTCACCTGAGTTAATACCTACGGGTACTCTACCTGCACCAAACGCTGTCCATGTACCAAAGCCTAATAACGTAGCTGGGTTAGTATTATCAGTAGCGTTCATGTAAATAGAACCGACTGGGTACGCACCAACTAAAGCATTTTGAACAAAGAGTGTTGTAGCTACTCTTGAACTTGAATTACCTGTAGGTGGCTGAGAAGAATTAACTGCTCCTGTAAACGTAGGATCATTTAGATCAGCTTTAGATGAAATAGCATTTGAAATAGCAACATACTCTGCATCAATCTCTGAGCCTTTAATAATCTTATTTACATCGCCTGTAACTAATCCGTCTTTTAATGTAAAGTTTGTTGCTTTTGTATAGTTACTCATACCTGTCCTTAAATTGTTTTACCTGCTTTAACATAAATATCTATCTTTTGTATTGACAGTGGTGCAGAGTTTATGTCTGCTTCAAAGCCTAATTGCATAATAGAACCTGATCCACCTAAGTTTGATTGAACTTCTTCTAGGACTAAACCACTAGAGTATTCAGATAAAGCGTCTGCACTTCTTAAATAAATAGTAGCGTTAGCTGTTTCTGTAGCACCAAGGGTGTTATCAGGAATATGATAGAAACCATCAGTCTCTAATCTAACTGCTACAGATAGATCATAACCATCTGCAATGTCTTCTACAGATTTAAAAGGAACCTGATAGTGTGTTGTTCCATCAGGTGCTGTAAGTGTATTAGTCGTAGGTGTGCTGTTACTGAATGATTGGCTACCCACTACTGCTGAACCACTGACACCATACTTGTTTGTATTAAACTCAGAAACAACACTTGAGCCTGTTCTTAGTTTTTTAGTTATTGAACGATACGATTGGACATAATCAAAGCCATACTTTAAAGCTACGTCCTGACCTACCCCACCTACAACTACAAAGTTAGCTTTCTTTAAAAACTTTAATGAAGTAGGCGCACCTAAGTCAAAGAAGTTTGTGTAGTACCTAAGTCTGTATGTAGCTGCGTTGTCTGTAAATCCAAAGTACTTACCTATGTAACCTTCTTTACCTACAAACAGATCACCTGTGTAGGTAACGTGTAACGATGAAGGTTCAATACCATCCCAGATGGTTACTCGTGCTGCTCCGTTCTCTAGTCTGCCTCTCAGATCAAAACAATATACATATTTAGAAGTAGGTAAAGTTAACAGATAGAAAGCATCTTTAGGATAGTAGGTAGCTTTAATCTTTTCTTTGTTAGTTTCTGACTCTACAAAAGATACTAGCTCATCCCTAACATTAAATGAGATGTCGTTTATAGGTGCTGACTTTTCTTGGATAACCCTTGAAATACTTCTTACACCTGTCTCAGACAAGAACATAATATCTGTGCCTGTATTAACAACACTGTCTCTAGCAATACAACCTACGTTTACAATTAAGTCAGCAAGCACTAATTGAGTTACGTCAATAGGGTTAGCATAAACAGCAATATTTCTTTTACCAAATATAATTAAGAAACCATTGTGCGCTGCAACACTTACTATCTCGTCACCATTAGGAAACACATCAATCAACGATAAATAACCTGAATCACCTGTTGATAAATTAGTACCGTCTAGTAACGCACTAAAATATAATGTTTGTTTATCGTTAGTAATATCAGCCCACCATGTCCTACCGTAAGCGCCTACAACCACGTTAGGTTTAAAGTCACTAGCAGAAGCATAGTTACTAGGTTTTGTTCCTACACCAGTAGCTGTAAGTATGTTAAAACCATAAGCACCTGTGTGTGCGTGTTCGTTTCCAAGCTGATGATAGACTAAAGGTAAATGCCCCGCTTGTGCAAAGTAAGCATGAGGACTAGCAGTCGGTCCTTCACCAAATACAATACTAGCACCCATCCATTCGTTAGCTGTAATGCTGTAAGAAGTTGTACCTGTACCTGCTGCGTCAGCTACTGTACCGTCAACAGCAGTAACTAAGGTAGCAGAACCACCTGCTCGTGTGAATAATTTATTGTCACCACCTGCAAATGTAACATCAGGGTTAGGAAGGTTGTACAAGAACTCTACTTTGTTAGAAGCTAAGTCAGTATTTAAAGCACTGTTTACTTTAGTCCATCCTCGTCTGGCTCCAATCCTACCAAACTTATCAATCACACAGTTGTATGCTTCTAGCGCATACCCGGACGAAAGATCAACACTACTCTCTTGGGTGTTAACTCCAAGAAAACCCGGTGCTGATATCGAAGAAGACTGTAGCTGACCTGACATTATACCGATGTCCAGATGTACTGGTCGTTCTGTCTGCTTTCTGCCATAGCAATATGATCTGATAAAGATAAATTTGCTAATGCAGTAGCTTCTTGTGCTGCTATACCACCGTCTTCACCACGCTCTGCAACAGCCATAGCATAAGCATATTTAACTACAGGCTCAGAAGGTACAAAGATAGTTGTAGAAGCGTCTGTTAATTGAGGTTGTGGTTTGTAAAGGTTAAAATAAATATTCTGTATGCCATCAGGAATAGGATACAAATCTACTTGAGTGTCTCCGTTAGCATCTACACCGTTAAAGTTATAATAAGTAGGCTTTCCTTTTTGTGGAGTACCGTTTAACAATAACTGATTCATTTGACTAGAAGTTTTAGGCTCTAAGAAATAATCTTCTTCAGAATGGACAACATCCATGACTCTAAAGCGTTGTCCAGAACTTGTAAGAACATAGTTAAACAAGTCATTAGCAGTAGTAACCGTCAGTGTTTCAGTTAGTACGTTCCACTGAAAAGAATCTTCTACATATCTTTTAGCATCGTTGACAAACGTACTGATTAACTTAGAGTATGGAGTATCTGTCGGAGCAGTTACTTCAGCTTCTCTGAGCCTTACCAGTACGTTGTTTACACTCTCTAAATAATTCATTCTTATCCTCTAGCTTTCTTCTTCGCAGTAGCTGAAAGATCACCGTAATGATACAAAGGTTTACTGGTTGCTGTATGTGACTTGTTAGTATGTAACTTACCATCAGGCATTTTGTGATAGTTACCTGACCAAGTTTTTCCTTCTTTTAAGTAATGCTTTACACCTTTAGCCATTATTTCTTAGGCTTTGGTCTTGTTTTAGGCTTTGGCTTTGGCTTAGGTTTAGGTTTATTTCCGTACATTGTTATCTCCTATGAGTGAAATTGAGTTGCTAGTGCTGGTTTTAAATTCATACTAACCATGTAAGTTATAGAACTACTTGTGCCACTATTCTTTACTCTTAGTATGTCGTTTTCTTTTAAATCTATCTGTAATTCGTTTAGTAATAAATACTCACCGTTCGTAGACTGTAATGCTTTAGCGTGAGCTAGTGGGTACTCTGTTGTTGTAGCGCTATCGTACCAATACAAGTCTGCGTCTTCGTTACCAGCACTAGCTAAGATATAAATCATGTGTATCTCAGCAGTGTTCTTTGCTGGGACAGTGTACATATCAACCTTTGCGCTATCGTTTGTTCTTGTTTTTACGGCTGTTACGTTTCTTGCCATGAATTAATCTCTCTATTGAGTTGACAAAGCCTGTCCATATTTCTTGTGGGCTTGGTAGTAACCAACCTAGAACCAATAACAATAAATACCACATGGGTACGTTAGTGTTATTCTGAACTAGACTGTCTACCTTTGATGTGTTAATGCTGGTGTCAGTTTCCTTCTGACTTACATTAACATTCTCACCTTCGATCTTGGTGTTCTGCTGATTAGCAACTGCTTGCTGTGTGTTCTCTTTACCTACCTGAGCATTGGCGTTTACACTAGTTCCTGACTTACCTGGCATTACAGCTTTAACTAGTCCTAATGCGGTACATCCTTGTAGGAAAAATATACCACAAATGACCAGTAAAGTCAAGCGTTTAATTACAATCTCCTAGCAAGAATATCAATAATCCAACCTAGACTAGCACCTAGTATTAATAACAAAGCACCAGCACCTTTCCATTTAGTTACTGCTTGAGACATTTCTCTAACATCTATACGGAGTTCTTCCATCTGACGCTGTAAAGATTCTACTTGAGCTTCTAGTCTGCCTAAGTCTTTATTATGATCCTCCATTATGCAGTCCTTTTATTCTTAGGAAAACCTTTTTTCATGTTTGCGTAGGCTTTAGGACTAACCGTACTTTTAGATTTAGGACGAGAAGTACCTGCCTTCTTGCGTTTATTTATGTTTGCGTATAATCCTTTAGCCATTACCACTTCTCCTTATCTGCCCAATAGGCTGCTGACATTTTTCCTGTAGCTATGTTCTTAGCGTGTCTGGCTTTGAATGACTTTTGTCTAGGGGTTGATTGTTTGTCACCTGTCACACCTTGTTGACCAAAACGTATGGTCTTAATCTTGTCACCCTCTTTAGCCACAACAACGTGAGACTTCTTAGAATGCTTGGGT